ATGCTTATGGGCGGTTACCAATGTTAACGGAACCGGTAAAAAGGCCCTTAATGCGTATAAACAGTCGTTAGCGGCTGCTTCGCTCTTTGTTGATTACATTTTCTTAGACACTGACGAGCGCAGACGTATGGCGCAAAACCCCCACGAATACCTAATTGAACAGCTTCAATTCACAGGTGATGAATCGGTTGGTTCATCGTCCAATAAAATTAAGTTGAATTTAAATCACCCATGCAAAGAGCTAATTTGGGTTGTTCAGCCTGACGTCAATGTTGATTATTGCGCGTCGCTCACCGAAGGCCATTCGCTAAATCACTTACTTGGTGCCCAGCCATTCAACTACACTGACGCGTTAGATGCGTTACCTAATGCCATTCATGCCTTTGGCAACAAAGGTCTTGTTAATAGCACCTCGTACATCACTGCTTCGTCGCTCTTTGAAGATCCATTTTCTAATAAATTACAGTCTTCGTCTGGATTTGCTAATGGCTCTGCCGGAGATTTTAATGGTGGCGCGACCGAATCGGGTGTATCTGATGCCGGCACATTCGTTTTAGCTGAAACCGCGATTGATATGCATTGCTGGGGTGAAAATCCAGTTGTAGTTGCCAAATTACAGCTTAACGGCCAGGATCGCTTCTCGGAGCGTGAAGGCACATACTTCGATTTAGTTCAGCCATTCCAGCACCACACCCGTGCTCCCGACACCGGTATTAATGTTTACTCATTTGCTCTAAGACCGGAAGAGCACCAGCCATCGGGCACCTGCAATTTCTCGCGCATTGATAATGCCACTTTACAGTTAGTTCTTTCGAATGCGACTGTTCAGGGTGTTTCTACCGCCAAAGTCCGCGTATATGCTGTTAACTACAACGTTCTTCGCATTATGTCGGGCATGGGTGGTCTAGCATACAGCAATTAGATCAATTAAATAATAATAATAATAATAATAATAATAATAATAATAATAATAATAAGTCTTATGTTTTTCATTATGTTTTTCATTTAATTTTTTTAAAAATAAAAAATTAAATGAAATAATTATTTTATAATACATTATAAATACAAATTGTTATGAGTGTAACTTTAGCAATAAGTAGTTTTTATATTACATATGTATTTTTACTTACAACTACTGCAATTACATTAATAGAAGCATTACGAAGCCCTATTCCTCAAATTCGTCATATTATGAATTTAGAAACTTGTATTTCGATTGTTGCAAGCTATTTTTATGGACTATTTATTGAAGAAATAAATAAGGCGCAAAATTTGTATAATGTTAAAGATGATGATACTAAAGATAATAATAACATTATTGATAACATTACAAATAAAGACAGTGCTATAATTAAACCTTTAAGTATTATACCTATAGAAAAAATTAACACTATGCGCTATATTGACTGGTCTATTACTACACCTTTTATGTTATTGGTTCTCTCTATGATATTAGGCTATGAAAATAAAGTAATAGTAAAATTCAAACCATTTTTGGTAACAATGGGTCTCAATTTTGCTATGTTAGCATTTGGATATAGTGGAGAAATTGGACTATTAAATAAAAATATTGCAGGTTTTATGGGTTTTATATTCTTTTTTCTAACATATGGGACAATATGGAAGCTTTTTATGACAGGATCAAAAATAACTGTCCAATCAAAGTTCATATTCTGGATTTTCTTAGGTACATGGTCGCTTTATGGGCTATTTTATTATACAAATGAAGCAACTAAATTGATTGGATATAATATTTTGGACTTAATATCTAAAGCATTTGTAGGTATTTTCTTTTGGCTTTATTTAACTAAATCTGTTGTGTTTTAGTTTTGGTTTTGGTTTTAATATTTTATTTTTGTTTTTTTTGTTTTTTGTTTTTTGTTTTTTGTTTTTTGTTTTTTGTTTTTTGTTTTTTGTTTTTTGTTTTTTGTTTTTTGTATTTTATTTTTGTTTTCTTTATATTATAATATATGAATGACTTATCAAAGAATGACTTATCAAAGAATGACTTATCAAATATTATAATAAAAAAAGACGAATGTAAGAGAATAAGGAAACATAATGCTATTAAATTACCTGATACATTGTTACATTTAAGCATACCTAAATATATTAACTATTATAAAGAGTGCTATAACATTGAACAAAAACTATATAGAGAATACTTTAAAATAGAAAAACATCCATGTCAAATAAAAAATAAGGCCTATATTTCTTCTAAGTCCAATAAAATAACTATTGTGGAAAAATTAAATCAAATAATCAAAATTTTAGGTGAATTAGATAATTCAAATAATAATGTTAAAAATGATGTTAAAAATGAAGATCCAAAAATAGTAAAGTTGCCAAAATATATTTCAATTAAAGACCATGAAAATGATAGCTCTAAATTCTATTTAATTTACGATAATAAAAACAAGACACGACAAACGTTGCAATTATTATGCTATAAGTCGTCCTCTTTCGTTCAAACTCTTAACACATTTTTGGAAAATATTAAAAATAGGTTTGATAAATCATAGGTTTGATAAATCATAGGTTTGATAAATCATAGGTTTGATAAATAAAAGAATAGTGATTATTATTTAAAGTTATAACCAGTACTATAACTGATTATGATTAACAAATTACCTAATGAGCTACAAAATATTATATTAAATTATACTAATATAATATGTCATGTATGTCAAAAAAAATATGATTTCAATATTTTATTTTATAAGAAACAAAGCAAATTCTATTACTGTAGTAGAATATGTTATGAATTTACTTAAAAAAAACGTTATAAATTTTGGTTATGCTTTATGCACTATTTATGTTAGTTGATCAATAATCTTATTGATTATTGCTAACAAATCATTAACTAGTTTGTCCTCATCAATATCAAAGAAGCATTGAATATTATTAAGGATTAATGAGGCATCGTCCTCGGGTATTAACTCCCTATCTCCAGGCTCACGCAATAGTGTATTATATACATATGTAATAACAGGAATATTTTCACAAGTTACAATTCTACATGTGTTTATATATGCAATATAATCAAGAACAAGCGGAAAACCTTCAATAAATGTTTCGCAATCTGTGTTCAACCTATATACCAAATAATTGCATATTTCGGTTTCATTAAAATATGCATGATAAATAGCTTGCGTACATATCTTTTTAAATTTATTTTCAATAAATGAGCCTGTCAATAGTTCAATGTTAAGATGCGGCTCATAATTAGTTTTTTCAGTTAGCATTTGCATCTTTAGCATTGAATATTGATTATTAAATATTATTTATTATTTATAATAATTTAATAATCAATTTTATTTATTGGAAAATATATATTTTTGAAAAAATATATTTTAAAAAATATATAATATACATAAAAATTATATTAAAAATTACTATTAAAAATATTAATATAAACTTAATAATATGAGTTGTATCTTATATTATAGTAATTATTGTGAAAATTGCAAAAAAATATTAATATTATTATCTAAATCGAGCATTAAAACTAGTATTCATTATATATGTATTGACAAACGCATAGTTAGAAATAATACTACTTATGTTGTTTTAGAAAACAACCAAGAAATTTTACTTCCAAATACTATTAATGCAGTTCCGGCGCTAATGATAATAAATGATAATTACAAAATATTATATGGAGACAATATTATAAGTTATTTAAAGCCTGTGGAGGAAATAGCCGTTCAAAAAGCTACAAATTATAATGGAGAGCCGTCAGCATTTAAATTTGAATTATTGTCTAGCGGGGTTGTTTCTGATAACTTTAGTTATTTAGACCAAAATAGCGATGAATTAATGGCTAAAGGTAGTGGTGGATTAAGGCAGTTATATAGTTATGCTACTATAGATCATAGTGATAAAATAGAAACTCCGCCCGATGATTATATTCCTGATAAAATAGGCGAAATTAATATTAAAAATTTAGAACAAGAAAGAAATGGTGTTTAGTTTAAAAATCTTATATTATTTAATATATTAAATAATTAAGTAATTAAGTAATTAAATAATTAATTACTATTTTTTATTATTTAAAGTTATAATATTATTTTTACTTATTAATGAAAAGTAAAAATAATAAGCCAGATTTAGAAGATACAAGCTTAGAAGTAGAGGATTCATGTTTAGAAGTCGAAGACGCATCATCAAAAGACGAAAAAAAAGCGTTTACATTAAATAATATAACTGCTATTACTCTTATTAACTTTTACAAGATTTTCAAGGATTTACTTAATGATTTAAATACTAGCTTTAATGACAAAGTAGGTTCATTAATTGAAAATAACAAAGATTATCAGCTTATTATTAATTATAGCTTACCGCATTACAAAGAAAACATGAATGCCGATGAATATATAAATTCTATAAGTTTGGATAGCAT